TACATCCTGCTCCAAAAGCTGAGAGATTGGGATATGATTATATGACTGTTGATTACGATAGGTTAACTCCATTATTAGTTAACGCAATCAACGAACAAAATGATATAGTTAAATCACAAAAAGAAGAAATTGAATATTTAAAGTCAGAACTCTCTGAATTAAAAGAGATGATGAAAGAATTATTAAAGAAATAATAAAATGGCATTAGAAAAATTAGTAGTTTTAAACAAATTAGAAATAAACGTACAAAATCCTTCAATAGATGTTGTAAAGAGAGTTTCTTTTATGGAAGATGGTGTTGAAATTAGTAGAAGGCATGAAGATGTTCACTACGATGGTTTCAATGAAGCACATTTGATAGCTAGTGAATCTGCATTCGTAATAGAAGCTTGGAATCACGTATCATCAAGTTTTGTAGAAACTTCTGGAAGTATATCTTAATATTTGTGTTTAACTAAAAATGGTTATATTTATAGGTGATTGTTTTCCGTTTGGGGAACAACCTATATACTTATATATATAAAAAGGAAAATAAAATGGCAGTAACTTATTCTTGGGGTGTAACCCAAATGACTAAAAAAACGATAGGTGATCTTGAAAATGTAATTTTACACGTTAGATGGACATGTATTGGTACTGAGGGAGCTACCGGAACTGAAGGTAGATTCGTTGGAGCAACTCCACTAGATTTCGAATCAGGTTCATCTGATGAATTTGTAGCTTTCGGAGATTTAACTGAAGAGTTAGTAGCTGGATGGGTATCAGCATCAGTAACAAACCCTAATGGGGGATATTGGGACCACATCTCAGAACAAATTCAAAATAAAATTGATGAGGTTGATGATGCTAGTGAAGAAATCGGTTCAGAGGACTTACCTTGGTCAACAGGTTCAGTAACACCAACACCAGTTAGTGGTTCTGGCGATTAATTAATGGTTTCAACGTTTTAGTTATATTTATATTAGTAATAACTAAATTGTTTATTTAATAAACGGAGATAATATGGCAGAAAGAATTGTATCACCTGGAGTATTTACGAGAGAAAATGACCTTTCGTTCTTAGCACAAGGGGTTGGAGAAATCGGAGCAGCGTTCATTGGACCTTTCAAACAAGGACCAGCGTTTGTTCCCACAGTAGTTCGAACTCAAAGTGAGTTTGAAGATAAATTTGGTACACCTGACGGTACTTACTATACAGAATATGCAGTACAAAACTATCTAAGAGAAGCTGGTACTGTAACAATTGTTAGAGTAGCAGGTGTAGGTGGTTATAACCAAGCAAACCCTATTGGTATTGCAGTAAGTGGTTCAGCTGGAATTAAATTAATTTCAACACTTCATTCAACACACAATGGTGATGAAGAAGTTGGATTTAGTGGATTTAGTATATCTGATGGAAGTGCAACAGGTTCATTTGTTGTTAGTGGTAGTGGAATTGGAGAAATTTCTTCTTCTTTAGACTCAACTGATAATAACGATGTAACTGATGTATTCGGTTCTAACCCAAGAGGTTCGAAAGATGCATACGCTTATTCTTACTTTAAGAATGCATATGATGGAATCGAAGATAAAAATGTAGTACAATCAGTTGTATTACCAACTCAGAACTTTACTTACGATGCTAGTTCAGCAGCAACACCATTTGTAAAATCACAATTAATCTCCGGTGAAAGATATGACCTATTTAAGTTCCATACTTTAGGACATGGTAATGGTGAAAACAAAAGATTTAAAATATCTATATCAAATGTAAAAGCAGCAGGTGAAGATGGTGGAACTGATTATTCAGTATTTACTGTAACTGTTCGTTCTTACTCTGATACTGATAAGAGAAAAGTAGTATTAGAAACATTTAGTAATGTAAACTTAGACCCAGCATCTCCAAACTATATTGCGAGAGTAATTGGTGATAGATATAGTACCATTGATTCAAATGGTAAGATTACTGAATGGGGTGATTGGTTAAACAATTCAAAATACATTAGAGTACAAGTTGGTGAACAAGGTTCATACCCTGTATCAGCAGCACCATTTGGACATGGAGCATACTCTAACCCAATTAAAGCAACTGATGAAACTCAAGTTCCATCAGCTGTATTCCAAACCGGTTCTATTGCTAACACAAGTGGTAACCCACAATTTTATGCTGGATTTGATTTTGAATCAGATGGTGTAAAAGATGATAACGCTAACTATATGAACCCACTACCTGAAAGTGTAGGAGTTGGTTCTAATGTAGTGTTTGGATTTGATGGAAATATAAGTGGAGTTGGATTATCATTAGAAATGACTGGTTCAGCAACCGCTGATATGATTAAGAGACAATTCTCATTAGGATTCCAAGGAGGATTTGATGGAATGAGCCCGAATAGAGAAATCGCTTTAGGTTCTTCAATCTCAGCTGGAAATTCACAAGGATTTGATTTAACTGATTCTACTGCTAGTGGTTCAGTTGGATACGCTAAAGCTGTGAACGCAATTTCAAACGCTGATGAATATGATATTAATATGGTAGCAACTCCGGGTATTGTAAGAAGATTACACCCAGCAGTTGTAACTGATGTATTGGATATGGTAGAAGCTAGACAAGATTGTTTCTACATCGCTGATTTAACTTCAGTAAACGATACAATAGCACAAGTAACTACTCAAGCTAACTCAATTGATTCGAACTATGTAGGTTCTTATTATCCTTGGGTTAAGACAGTAGATTCAAATACAAACAAACTAATCTCAGTACCACCTTCAGTATTATTACCTGCTGTGTACGCAGCGAATGACGCTATTGCAGCTGAATGGTTCGCACCTGCTGGTTTAAATAGAGGAGGTATTATTGGAGCAGTTTCAGTATTGAATAGATTAACACACTCTGAAAGAGATACTTTATATGAAAACAAAGTAAATCCAATCGCAACTTTCCCTGGACAAGGTATTGTAGCATTCGGACAAAAAACGTTGCAAGATAAAGCATCAGCATTGGATAGAATCAATGTAAGAAGATTGTTAATCAACGTTAAGAAATTTGTAGCATCTACATCTCGATTCTTAGTATTCGAACAAAATACGGCATCGACTAGAGGTAGATTCATCAACACTGTACAACCTTACTTAGAAGGTATCCAACAAAGACAAGGATTGTACGCATTTAAAGTAGTTATGGATGAGACTAACAACACACCTGATGTTGTTGATAGAAACATATTAGCTGGACAGATTTTCCTACAACCTGCTAAGACCGCTGAATTCATTGTAATTGATTTCAACATCTTACCAACTGGAGCATCGTTCTCAGCATAATATAAAAATTTGAACAACTAATATTTATTAGTATAAAGAGGAAAATAAAAAAATGGCAGAAGTATTAGAATTTAACGAAATGATGTTCACCAACTTCGAACCGAAGATGAAGAACAGGTATATCATGGAGATTGATGGAATTCAATCTTACTTGATAAAAGCCGCAGCTAGACCATCTATCAATTTCGAAACTGTGAAGTTAGACCACATCAACACTTATAGAAAACTACAAGGTAAAGGTGAATGGCAAGATATCTCAATTACATTATATGACCCAATTGTTCCAAGTGGAGCACAACAAGTGATGGAATGGGTGAGATTAGGATACGAATCTTTAACTGGTAGAAAAGGATACGCAGATTTCTACAAAAAAGATATTGATTTCTATATGTTAGGACCTGTTGGTGATAAAATCGAACAATGGAAGTTAAAAGGTGCATTTATTCAGGCAGCTAACTTTAATGATTTATCATTTGAATCTAATGACCCTGCTGATATCGAATTAACTTTATCATACGATTACGCAATATTAGAATTTTAGATATTATCCACTACTATCTATTTATTTGAAGAAGGTTCTCTTAGTGAGAACCTTTTTTCGTTTTATAACTTTTTAGTTTTGATATACTTATATATACAAACAAATAAAGGTTAATTATGAACGAAAATAAATTTGATTTCCCAACTGAGGTAGTGGATTTACCATCAAAAGGATTAGTTTATCCAGAAGGACACCCACTAAGAAAGGGTAATATTGAGATTAAATATATGACAGCAAGAGAAGAAGATATTCTTGCATCTCAATCCCTAATTAAAAAAGGTGTAGTATTAGATAAGTTATTTGAATCAGTAGTTGTAGAACCAGGTGTAGATATCAATGATATCTTTATTGGTGATAAAAACGCAATCCTATTAGCAACTAGAGTAATGGGTTATGGTTCAGAATATAAAGTAGAAATAACTGACCCATCTACATTTGAAGAGCAGGAGGTAAGTATTGATTTATCTAAGGTAAAAACAAAAGATTTTAATGAATCATTATTAAATGGTGAAAATCTTTATAAATTTAAATTACCAAAAAGTGGGGCAGAGTTAGAATTCAAACTTCTAACACATGGTGATGAAACTGAAATCACAAAAGAAAACCAAGCATTAGCTAGATTATATAAAGGAAAGGGAGATACTACATTTGATGTAACAACTCGTTTGAAATATATGATTCAATCGGTAGATGGTAATGAAGATAGGGGATTCATTACTAAGTGGGTATCAAACTCATTCTTAGCATTAGATACCAAAGCATTCAGAAAATATGTAAGAGAAATCAGTCCAGATATGGATTTAAAATTCAACTTTGTATCAGAGTTGACGGGAGAAGAGGAGGCTCTCGATATCCCCTTTGGGGCCGGGTTTTTTTACCCTTCCGAGTGATTACTCGATTCAATTACATAATCAAATTTGGGAGTTGGTTAACTTTGGTAATGGATTTACTTGGAGAGATGTTTACTTCATGCCAATACAATGGAGAAAGTTTTACTTCAAAAAGTTATTAGACCTCAAAAAGAAAGAAGCAGACGAATACAAAAAAGCAGAACGTAAATCAAAAGTAAGGGTTAGAAAATAATCCTTACTTTTTTTTTATCCAATATTTATAGTAGTATAAAACTATAAAGAAACTAATCATGTCAAAAAAAGAAATAAATGAACTAAATATGGTTTCTCGATTCATAGGAGACTTTTTCGATGGATTGCAAAAGGGTACTGCTAATAGAATAATTAAAAAAGCATCTGATAGAGGCTTACCAAAATCTTTTACAGATAAAATGGAAAAAATTAGAAAAGAAAAAGCAGAATTAGATGACCTTATAAAGAAATATTCAAAATAAACTACTAAATGGCACAAAGTAGAGCTGATTTATTAAAAGAGATAAAATCTCTTCAATCTGAAATAAATAAGATTGAAGCTGCTGGTAGTGCCATTACTCAAGAACAAATAAAGCAATTAAAAGATTTAAAAAAGGCAATAGTATCTAATGCTAAAGAACTTAAAAAAGTAAATGATACAAGACAACAATATTTTGCTGATGAAGAATCTTCAATAAAATCAATATCCGGTATTTATTCTGATTTTAAAGCTAAGCAAACTAGTAATTTAAATTTAATAGCTAGTGGTCAAGACAAAAATGTAAAAAAATCTTTAGAAATTCTTAGTCTAAATCGTGATATAGCAAATTTAAGTTCAGAGGATGAACAACAACGATTGCTATTAGTGGGTAAAAGAGATGATATAATGGATTCTCTTGATAAACGAAGTAAAAGTTTAATAGCTAGTTTAAAGCAAGAAAATGCAATAGCAGAGAGTTTATCAAACCTATCCGAAGCGGAAGAAGCATCTCTTGAAAGACAAAAAGCAGCACAAGAAGCATTAAAATCTTCAATGCAAGCCATAACAGAAACTGCTGAAACATTTGTTACTAATCTAAAAAGTGCAGAAGGTATAACTGGATTGCTATTAATAGGTGGTGGAAAGTTTTTTGGTAAACTATCCGAAGTAAATAAAGAATTAGGGCAAGTTGGTGAAGGTTTAAGTGGAGCAGCTGGTAGTGCAACTGTATTAAGTTTTGCATTTGGTGATTCTGCAGAAACTCTAAAATCATTATCTGCCGAAATGGGTGGATTGGAAGATGCTACATTTGGAGCACAACTTCAAACTAACTTAATGGCTAATAATTTAGGTATTAGTGGTGCCGAAGCAGCAACATTAAGTGGTTCTTTAGCTAGGTTAAATGGTGGTTCATTAGAAACTGCTGGTAATCTCGCAGCTGGTAGTAGAGAATTTGCTAGAATGAACAACATACCAGTTTCTCAATTAATGGGTGATGTTGCCGGAGCAACTGAGGAATTCGCATTATTTGGTAAAGAAGGTGGTAAAAATATTATAGAAGCAGCAGGATATGCTGCTAAACTTGGTACTAATATGAGTACCATTAGTGGTATAGCTGATAATCTCTTAGATTTTGAAAACTCTATAAACAAAGAATTAGAGTTAGGTGCAATGCTCGGTAAGAATATCAATTTAGATAGAGCTAGGTCATTAGCTATGCAAGGGGATTTAACAGGTGCTACTGAAGAAACATTAAGAGCTTTAGGTGGAGTTGAATCTTTCAATAAAATGGATTACTTCCAAAAGAAAGCAACGGCTGATTTATTAGGAGTATCAGTTGCAGAACTTGGAAAGATGGCAGCAAACCAAGAAAAAGCACAAAAAATATCTAAACTAATGAGTGGAGATTTCTCCAACTTAGGAGAATCTTTAAAAATGGCTGTATCTGAATTAGGTCCTAAAATGATGAGTTGGGCTGGTGGATTCTTAACAATGTCAGCTCAGGCAGGTCAAACTTGGACAGCATTTGGTGGTGGCATTTCAAAAACATTAGGTAAACTAAAAGGTATGGTTGGTTTAGGGAAGAAAGCAGCAGGAGCTGCAACTTCCGTAGCAGGTTCAGCAACCGAATCAGTAGCTAGTAACGTTGGTAAAGTATCTAAAGGTGGTGGAATTGGTGGAATGATGAAAGGAATGGGTGCTGGAATGAAAGGATTAGCAAAGGGTGTTAGTGCATTTGCTAGCCCAGCAGCTCTATTAGGATTAGCTGCAGTAACTGGAGCAATTATTGGTATTGGATTCGCACTTAAAATAGCAGCACCTGGTATTAAAGCATTTGGTGAAGCTATTGGTAACATTGTAGTATCAGTAGGTACAGCCGTTGCAAAAGTATTTGGTGGATTGGGAGATTTCTTTGGAAAGATAGCACAAGTAGCAACCCCAGAACTAGCATTATCCGTATTAGGATTAGCTGGTGGATTTGCTGCACTAACCGCATCTTTAGTAGGATTCTCAGTTGCTGGTATAGCGGCAATTCCAGCAATGATGGCTGTTTCAGCATTTGGAGCCGCAAGTTCCTTATTAGGTTTAGGTGGTGATGCTGGTGGAGGAGCTGAAGAAACTCCAGCTTGGGTAGAAGAATTGAAAACAACATTTAGAGAAACAAAAGATGTTTATATAGATGGGGGAAAAGTTACATCAGCGATAGCAAGTAGAGTAAATAAGATAGGAAGTAATTCATACGCAATATAATATATTATGCCAACATTAGAAGAATTATTTAAAAGTAAACAATTACCCTCACAAGGTGGTAAAACCGCTGAAGAAGCATATGCTATACGAAACTCAAAAGATATTCGTATTTCAGCAGCTGACCCATTTGTGAATACTGTTGGTATGTCTTTAGCTAGATTAGCTAGAAAAAATTTAGGAGCTAGAGGAAGTGAAACTCTTTTAGAAGAAGAAGTAACAGGAGCTAGATTAATAAGAACGGCATCAATGCCATTCATTTATGGTACTGAATTACCAAGATTAACACTTAGAAGTACTCCACTTTTAGATAAGATGAGAGAAGGAACTGGTCCTGAAGGTAGTGTTGGTGGTGGTGGATTATTAGGTGGATTTATTTCTAAAGCTAGAGATTTTGTAAATGATAAATTAGGTATTCCATCTGGAGTAATACCAACAAAAGTAATAGGATTTGATTCTATTTCTAAAAAAGGTGAAACTCAAAATAGAATGATTGATTTGGCAGAAATCAAAAAATCAGGTGAAGGTTCTCTTTTAGGTAAATTTTTAAAAGGTACTGGTGGTGGAAATTTAAAAACAATTGGAAAGCAAGCTTTAGGTAACGCAATATCATTCGGAAAAGATAAATTAAGAGGTAAATTATTTGGAGAAGGTGGTGTAACTGGATTTAATAACGCTGGAACTACTGGTCTTAAAAATACAACAATAAACTATGGTAGTATTGATAACGCTTTAGGTGTAACAATAGGAGAACCAAATTCAGATGGATTAAGAGATGCAAAAGGTTTGATGTATTCAAAAACATTGAATTTAAATTCAGACCCAGAAAGTAAGTCTGTTGGTGCAACAAAACCTACAAATAATAACGAACCATATAAGTTAAACTTTATAGATGCTAGTGAAGAAGGTGGATTAGCAGCAAAACCATCAATTGTAATTGATAGAACAATATTTAGTTCAAATCCTGATAGAGAGGGTAAATCATTTGCAAGTAAGATTAGAGGACCAATATCAAAAGATGATTTTATAGAAAAGAAAAGAGGTATGGGTCAAATTGCTGATACTATTAATAATACCAATATCTTTGAAGGTGAAACTCTTACATTGGGTGATGGAACAACTTTAGATGAAAAAGATTTTGTACCATTAAAATTTACCTCAATACATAGAAATAAAACTGTACAATTTAGAGCAACATTAAGTGGATTGAGTGAAACACTTTCTCCATCTTGGGATTCTCATAAGTTTATTGGTTCACCATTCAGTAATTACACATATAGTGGAATAGAAAGAAGTGTAACTTTTAATTTTAAAGTTTATTCATTAAATGCAGCAGAACATAAAATTGGATGGGATAAAATTAACTTTTTAAATTCATTAGTATTCCCACAAGGGTATTATGATTCATCTGCAGTAGTTCCACCATTTATTAGATTAACAATTGGTGATTTATATAAAGGTAAATTATCATTTATAGAATCTTTATCACATACATGGGATGATAATACTCCTTGGAATGTAACTGATAAAGAAAGAACAGTATTATCGAATGCAGTAGGAACTATAACAGGTACTCCTGAGAATGCTGATATAGATATGAAAGGATATCGATTACCAATGATTACTGATGTATCAATGACTGTTAAATTTTTAATAGGTAGAAATAATACATCAGGTAGAAAATTCTATTCATTTGAACCTCAAAGTAAATAATAGATGGCAAGTAG